CGCTCCAGCAGGACGTGCGGCGCTACCTTGAGCGCGGCACAACCTATGCGTCTGACCCGGTTGTATTCGAGCAGATCCCGCGCCTGATCAACCTCGCCGAGCGCCGCATCGCGCGCGAGCTGAAGATCCAAGGCTTCATCAACGTCGTGAGCGGCACGCTGCAGACGGGCGTGTCCGTGTACGCCAAGCCCGACCGCTGGCGCGACACGGTCAGCATCAACATTGGCACCGGCACCAACAACAACACGCGCAAGGTCGTCTTCGCGCGCGCCTATGAGTATCTCCTGAGCTACTGGCCCGATCGCACCGCCACGGATCAGCCCGAGTACTACAGCGACTACGACTACAGCCACTGGCTGCTCGCGCCGACGCCCGACGCGGACTACCCCTTCGAGGTGCTGTACTACGAGCTGCCACCGCTGCTGGACGACGCCGTGCAGACCAACTGGCTGACCGAATATGCGCCGCAGCTCTTGCTGTACGGCACGCTGCTGGAGGCGACGCCCTTCCTTAAGAACGATGAGCGCATCCCCGTCTGGCAGAACATGTATGATCGTGCGGCCGCGATGCTGAACGGCGAAGATCTCGCCAAGATCCTCGACCGTGCGTCGGTTCGGAAAGAGGCATAAGCGGTATGAGCAACACCTATACACAAATATTTGGTGGCACGACGATCTACCCGTCGGATGTGTCGTATCTGGCGCTTTCGCTGACGGCCGACACGGCGCTGGACTGGCCGCTTGAGAGCAACACGCTCCTGCGGCCGGCGGCGCGCATCATCGACGTGACGCCGACTGGCGCATACGCAATCAGCCTGCCGCCCGCCGACGAGACCGGCGTCGGCCAGACCATCCTGTTCAACAACCTCGGGCCGTCCACCGTCACCGTCAAGAACAGCGCGGGCGGCACGCTCCTGTCCATCGCGCAGGGCGAGCAGTGGCAAATCTACCTGACGAGCAACACCACGGCCGCCGGTACGTGGCGCGTGTTCCGCTACGGCGCGGCCACGGCGCAGGCGCAGGCCTCCGCGCTGGCCGGCTTCGGCCTGACGGCGACCGGCTCGACGCTGTCGCAGTCCACGCCCGTCACGCTCTTCAACACGAACTACACGGCCGGCGGCTCCGACCGCGCTAAGATGTTTGTCTGGACGGGCGGTCTCGGCACGCTGACGCTGCCGACAGCGTCGGGCGTCGGCGCCGACTATTTCGTCGCCGTCCGCAACGGCGGTAGCGGCAACCTCGTCCTCACCCCGCAGGGCCTCGACACGATCAACGGCGCAGCCAGCCTGACACTGACGCCCGGTGACAGCGCCACGGCGGTGACGGACGGCACGAGTTGGTACACGCTGGGCCTCGGCCAGAGCGCCGTGTTTGCCTTCGACTTTACGTCGGTCAACCTCGGCGGCGTGAGCGGCAACTACACGCTCTCGGGTGCCGAGTTGAACCGCATCGCCTACGAGTTCACGGGCGCGATCACGGGCAACGTCGAGATCGTCGTGCCGAAGACGACCCAACAGTACTGGGTCTCGAACGACACGACGGGCGGCTCGTTCACCCTGCGCGTCAGGACGAACACGCAGTCGCCGGGTGTGCTGGTCGCGCGCGGCAGCCGCGCCATCCTGTACTGCGACGGCAATGAGGTGGTGGACGCCGAGACGGGCGGCATTGCCACGCCGGTCGCTGTTGCCGACGGTGGCACGGGCGCAACGACCGGCGGCGCGGCGCTGATCAACCTCGGCGGCACGGCCGTTGGCACGGGCTTGTTCACGGCCGCCACGACCAATGACGCGTGGACGGTGCTGGGCGTCGCTCCGGCGGGCACCGTCAACGGCGGCACGTTCTAAATGGCGTCGCGCGTCGTCCAGATACGCTCGCAGCCGGGCATCAAGCGCGACGGCACGAAGTTCGAGGGCGACAACTACGTCGACGGGCAGTGGGTGCGCTTCCAGCGTGGCCTGCCGCGCAAGATCGGCGGCTACCGCGCGATCAGCAAGTACCTGCGCGAGATCAGCCGCGCGATGCACGAGTTCACGCAGAACAGCCTGACCTACGTGCACAGCGGCTCGGCCAACCTGCTCGAGCGCTTCTACATCGACAACGGATTCAACACGTCGGTCATCACCAACCGCACGCCGTCAACGCTGGCGACTGACCCGAACAACATGTGGCAGTTCGACGCCATCGCCGCGCCGGGCCTTGGCGGCATGCAGCTCGTGGCGCAGGTCGCGCCGAACCTCGAGTGCATCTGCAACAGCCTCGGCGGCCAGCTTTTCTTCGGCGATCTGTTTGGCACTGCGCCGCTGCAGCCGATCACCAACCTGCCGGCCGGCTACAGCGCCACCGGCGGCGTCGCCGTTTTGCACCCGTACACGTTCATCTTCGGCAACGACGGCTACGTGGCGTTCTCGGTGGCGGGCGACCCCACGGACTACACCAGCCTCGGCTCCGGCGCGGCGAACATCGCCTCCCAGAAGATCGTGCGCGGCGTGGCCCTGCGCGGTGGTCCCGGCAACTCACCGTCTGGCCTGTTCTGGTCGGCCGATTCGCTGGTGCGCGCGTCTTTCATCGGCGGCGCGCCCGTGTTCCAGTTCGACACGATCAGCACGCAAAGCTCGATCCTCGGCGCGAACACGGTCATTGAGTATGACGGCATCTTCTACTGGGTGGGCACCGATCGCTTCCTGATGTTCAACGGCGTCGTGCGCGAGGTGCCGAACAACCTCAACCTGAACTACTTTTTCGACGGCCTCAACCAGTCGCAGCGCCAGAAGGTGTTCGCGATGAAGGTGCCGCGCTACGGCGAAATCTGGTGGTGCTACCCGCGCGGTGAGGCGATCGAGCCGTCGCACGCCGTCATCTACAACATCCGCGAGAATACGTGGTACGATTGCGAACTGCCCAACGGCGGGCGCAGCGCGGCCGTGTCGCCGACTGTGTTCCCCAAGCCGATCATGACGGGCGTCGTGCCGAGCATCGCCCCAGATCAGGTGCGCGTCACTGAGGCCGACGACACGCGCATCACGGAGACAGGTGGCGACGTGCGCGTCACGGAAGACAGCGGCGTCGATCAGTACCGCCTGTGGGTACACGAGGTGGGCGTTGACGACATCGACGGTCTCAACCTGCAGCCTGTGCTGAGCTACTTCGAGACGGCTGACCTGTCGCTGCCGGTCTCAAGCCAAGAGAACAAGGCGCTGCAGGTGCTGATGATCGAGCCTGACTTCGTGCAGAGCGGCGACATGACGATGCAGGTGACGGGCCGCGCCAACGCCAAGGCGCCCGAGGTGTCAACGGAGCCGCACACCATCTACGAGACGCCGCCGACGCCGCAGGATCAGGTTGTGTACTTTAAGACACAGCGCCGCGAGTTGCGCTTCCGCTTCGAGAGCAACACGCTCGGGGGCGATTACCAAATGGGCTTGGTGCTGGCGCACATACAGCCCGGCGATGGAACCGTGATTGGATGATCGACCCGCGTGGCATGGGTTTGATTGATTGGGCCGATAGCGTTATACTGTCGGTTGGCGATGCGTGGGCGTTTGGTCGGCTAAACGACGAGAACGACTGGCAGGGTTGGGCTACAGGCTTTTTGAAGGCGTCACCCTTTTCAACACGCGCTGTACCAGACCCATATCAATTTGATGACTGGCGCGAGTGGGCAATGCGGGTCTATCCGATGCTTGAAGGACAAGGCTGATGGCTAACGGCGTAAACGATCCGGTGGGCGGCCTCTCCGCTGCAACGACCGCAGCACAGCCCGCCGCGTCTTGGGGCACTGGCGGCCTCGGTTCGTATCAACTGTCCGATCCGTCTTTAGCTGCCACGCCTGAGTGGTTGAAGAACCGCGATCCGTCGCTGAACCGGGTGGATTGGGGCGGCAACTACGACCCCGTCACAGGGCAGCTCGGCGTGCTTCCTTTCTTTGTGGGCGGCAGTGAAGCGCAAGACGCATCGTATTTTCAGGGAGGCGACACCAGCAACATGGCCGGGTACGCGGGCGTACTCGAAACAGGGTTGCCTACGTACAACATCAGCACTGAGTTTGGCCGCCCCGTTGACAACTACCTAAAGCTAAATCCGGCGTCAGAAAACCCTGTCCGTATCATCAACGCCTCACAGGGAAAGGTTACTTACGAAGGCGCAGGAGATCCGCAAGGGCTGGTAAGCGCCCTTGATCAGGCTACAGCCGAAGGCAATAAAAACATCTGGTCTGTGCAGGCAAAGGTCGGTGATCAGTGGGTCACTACCCACAAGAACGAGCCAATCGGCAACCTCGTTCGCGACGTTATGCTGCCCGCAATGTTGGCTGTTGCCGGTGGCGCGGGGCTTGGCCCGTTGCTCGGCGGGACGCAAGGCACGCTACTCGGCGCGGGTAAACTCGCAGCCGCAGCCGGCACAGGCCTTGGTTCCGCAGCCGGATCGTTCACCGGCAACATAGCCGCTGGTAAGTCTCTTGAAGACGCGCTCAAGGCTGCGGCTATCACGGGCGTCACGGCAGGGGTACTCAAGGGCGTACTGCCGGGTGGCGGCCCTTCGGGCGTCAGCCCCGGCGAGGCAGCAGCGGCCAAATTTGGTTACCCCGGCGGCCTGCTCAATAACGCTGGCGTCCTCTATGACGCCGCCGGTAACGTTGTTGCGACAGGTGTCGGAACCCCCGCTGCCGTCTTAGCGAGTAATGTCGCCAGCACTGGCGCGAGTGGCGCGCTCCAGACGGTAACGGGTTCACTTGGCTCAGCCGTTGCTCCAGCTGTCGTTGGCGCGGGTACTGGCGCCATTCTCGGCGCTGGCACAAGCAGCCCGCTGACTACGGTTACGGGCACCTCACCAAACGCTAATATCGGCGCCGCTCTTCCTGCTGTGGCGGGCACAACGCCGTCATTGGGCACCGGAACTGTAGGCCAACAAGCCGTCGTTACTGGGCAGACAAGCAAACCCGCTGAGATCGGCGGCGCTCTTCCCGCCGTGGTAGGTACGACGCCTGTCATGGGTACTGGCACAGTTGGTCAGCAGGTCACCGTTTCTAACAAGACAGACAAACCCGGCGATATCGGGGGCGCTCTTCCTGCCGTGGTAGGCACGACGCCCGTCATGGGCACCGGCACAGTTGGTCAGCAAGTCACTGTCTCTAACAAAACAGACAAAGACGTTGGTATCGGAGGCTCTCTCCCCTCCGTGGCGGGCACGACGCCGGTATTGGGCACTGGCACGGTCGGTCAACAGGTTACCGTCTCTAACAAGACAGACAAACCCGGTGATATCGGCGCGAGCTTGGCGGTTATCCCTACCGCCGCTCTGCCCGCCGCAACGCCAACTGGGGGTAATCTCGACTATCTTAATGATGTCCTTCAAAACGAAATTGATACACAGACGGTAAGCGGCAAGCGTCCTATCACCGACAAAATTATTACCGGTGTTCTAGGTGCAGCCGGTCTAGGCGCGGTTGCCAACACGATAGGGGCCAGCGGCAAACCCGCAACCACAGGTGACAAGATTATGACGGGTCTTACGGGCGCGGCTATATTGGCCGGCGCTCTTGGCGGTGGTGGCGGCGGCGGCACTGGCGGCACTGGTACCGGCCTCGACTCGCTCGCGCCAATATTCCGCGCCCAACTGCCGGCGCCGCGCGGCCAGTTCGCGCCGTCAGCCCTCACCCAGCGCGACCGCAGCGACATCGACTATGCGCGCTACGGCTACGGCCCAGCGCGCTCGTTCTTCAACTACGTGCCCGAGACAGCGGCTGAGCGCGCGGCCTTCGCCGCCGCGGCTGCACCGGCACCGCGCGTGGGCGTTGGCTCTGTGTTCAGCACGGGCGCTGCGCCGGTTGGCGCGACGACCTCGGTGCTCAGCAGTAGCCTCGACATACTGCGCGCAGCTATGCCGGGCGCGTCGGACGCCGAGATCGAGGCCTTCTTGAACACGCCCGAGGGGCGGCAGGCACTCACCATGATCTTCGAAGACATGGGTGCGCAGCCCCGCGCCAAGGGCGGCAAGATGGGCGGCCGCGAGAGCTTCGCCGTTGACGGCGTCGGCACCGGACGCAGCGACGAGATCCCGGCGCTGCTCAGCGACGGCGAGTATGTCATTGACGCCGAGACCGTGGCCATGTTGGGCGACGGGTCGAGTAGGGCGGGCGCCAAACGCCTCGACGACTTCCGCGTCAAAGTCCGCAAACACAAAGGCCGCAACTTGGCCAAGGGCAAGTTTAGTGCTAATGCTAAGCGGCCCGAGCGCTACCTCTCTGGGGGACTCGTT